AGACTACGTTGCTCGGTTTCCATGTTCTGCCGTAGCAGAGGAGTCACATCAGGTGCATTAACTGGGCTAAAGCCTTGGCTTTGAGCAGACCCCTGAAAATTGACTCGATCTTCAAATTGTTTCATCAGGCCAACCTAGGTAGCGAAAAAGCTAGTTGTGTATTGTTTCCCATAGACGATGGGAATGAGTTTTGACCAGAGGACGGGTTGAAGCCGAAGCCACCACCGGATGGAGGTTTGAGTGAGTTGTAGGTATTGAAACCACTCATCAACGAATTACCAATCATCAATGCAGTATTCATCCCACTCATCCGGGGAGCCGGGATGTTGGCTTCCATCGACGGTGGAATCGATACACCCTGCCATGTCTGATAATCTGCACTCAAGTGCTGACGACCAATCTCCTGCATGTTGCGAGCAGACTGCCCACGAGCACTGGCTAGGCTTTCAGCCAAGATTGCTTGTTGACGACCATAGTTACCAAGGGTTCCAACAAGATTGCTCCGCCTTGCACTGTTGCCATATCGCTCTCGTGCATTGTTTTCGCCTTGTGCCTGAATCAGATTCTCAAGCATCCCTTGTCGTTGGAATGCAGTTTGAGTGAAGACCTCGTTCAGTCTGCGTTGTTCGGCGGCATAAGCACGGTTAGCTGCGTCAGCGTTGAAGCCCTTTTGGGTATTGGCTTGATCCAGCTGACGGCTGAAGATGTCTCGACGCTGGCGGTTGCCAGCATTGATCATTAGGTTTTGATAGGTGTTGTTATACGCAGCAGAGGCAGCTTCGTTTGCGGCGGAACTCATCCCACCGAAGATACCTAAACCAGTCTGACCAACTGCTGCGGCAATGGGTAGAGCCAGGGGTCCAATAATCATATTCGCACAAATTCAACAAAATAAAGGTTGTTGGGGCCGATAGGGAGGACACGCAGGAACTTGAATCCCAGGTGCTTAAGCAATTTCAGGTGAGCTGTATTCCTGATATCTGCATAGTTGTACAAAATAGGATGAGGCAACGAATCAATCCACTGCCTTGCCTGCTTAACGAATAAGATCGGGAAGCGTTGTGTCTCGTTCGTGCAGTGCATCCATATGCATCCACTGGCATCAACACCAGCTACACCGGCAGCCTTGCCGTCAGGAGTATCAAAGACAATGGCAGATCCAGATGAGATGGAAAGAGAAATAGAAAGGACAGGATTACACCCTGCCCCTTCTACAACCTCTCGATAATCATCAGACCTTAGGTTGAGTGCTATGTCTGCTACATCATCACGAGTAGCAGGTCTGATTTTAAACACGCGAATAGGATCGTTTGTTGTATTTACCCTCCCATGTCATATTCAAAAGGCTGACCGGGAACGGTGTGTCACCTTTGATTCGTACAAGTAGGTTGGTATTGCGCTGATAAAGGGGTACGTTGTGAACTGCCTCTGCTGACATGTTCACGTTATTAAGGGCGTACTGGTTGGGCATGGTGACACTGACGGTGTTATCCCAATCAGGTCGACCAGTGATACTGATCTGATAGGTAACAGGACCACTGAGACCAGTAGACACCTTGATTCGATGAAGGATCAGGTCTGCAGTGACATCAGTTTCGGCTGCATCATTAGATGACTTGGTGTAGTAGAACTTTGGTAGATCCACCACCATGTCATAGATAAACCCAATGATCAAATCACGTCCCCTGTAATCGCCATCCAGATCCACGTAGTAGGCCCCAGAAGAGCCTTGAACCGTTGGATAGATCACAGCACCTACAGAGGCACTAGAGACCCCTGTAGAGGCTCCTATGTACCCACCAAGGACCAACACGGATAGTGTTTTACCAGTGAACGTGTTGTACGGCAGGTAGACCCGTGTCAGATCAGTTGTGGAGTTGTACGTGCGGTAAGGGTTGACATTCCACATATCCAAACAGACATCTGTACGCTCACCTGTAGGCAAGGTTAGGAACCCCTCTTCACTGGCTTGAGTGAGGTCCATCGATACCACGTAAACCTTACTGCCATCTGTCACAGTGGCGTAGAAGGTGCTGGCATCAAAGAACTGGTCAAGCAACGTACCAGTCAACTCCCATTTGTACCACGTAGAACCAGACCGCTTGTCACCTTGCTGAAGGAAGCGGTACTGGTAGATCGTACTTTGACCAATGGTTCCAAAGGACGTGATAGCAAGACCAGGAGATGCAACCAAAGAATCAATCGTGCTTGGAATTAACTCAGGCACAAGATTTGTCTGGTCATACATGTTTGGCGGTGAGTCGTTCCTGATATCTGCCAACTCAAAGAACCTTGTATAAAGCGGTGTCTTGGAGATGAACGCTAGTGTTGTACCAAGAGTGACAGCTTCAACGGCTGGCTCACACTCATAGGTAGACAAGGTATTGATCTTTGCAGTTGTTGGAGAGAGAACATCCGAATCAGTGGTCAGCAAAAACTGCTCATTCTGACCAAACAATACAAGACCCACGCTGGTAGGCCTGACGTAGTTGAGGGTGACTGGTTTGGTGGACGAAGCTGTGATATCAATAGGATCGTCGTTGGTCACTGTCAAAGCAGTAGTAGCAAAGAAATTAAAGTAATCTCCTGCTTTGCCAAGAACTACCGCTTCATTAGATAGAAAACCCAAGCGGTTCCTGTAGAAGAAAATATTGCTGATTGTGGAGCCAATAAAGCTAGGTAGCGGGTTTGTCTCGTTATCTCCAACTGTACGATCTTCCCATGTTACGGGTTGAAAGTTAAACGACCCATCAGTCTGGCGTACCAATTGATGGGGGAGGGTCAGCTCATCAAGTTCGTACTGAACCCCCGGAGCTACTGACTCTTCCCATGTACCTGGACCTTGAGTAGCACTGTTGGTTGTGTAAAACTCAACCCACATATCATCTACATCTATCTCCTGACTGTTGATAACCTTGACCTTGTATCCGTTCTTGCATTGAACAGGGAGCTTAGAGATATTAGGGACCTGATCTTGAAATACAAAGATGCCGTCGTTGTCAGTAGATCCACGACACTCAATTGCAAATGCAGATGTATGCGAGATGTAAATACCTGGGCCGACAACTGTTGCTGAGTAAGTGCCTTGATCGTTGATCAGTCTGGCAAGGTTATTGCAGATGATGCCTGCATCAACTGGGATGTAAGCAGAGACGTTACCACCAGTATTGGTTGTTGCTTGTGTATCACTGACTGTGAATGTATTTACACCAGTTCTGGTAATGACATAAGTGCTGTCAGTTGCAGAACCAGATGTGAAATCAAGACGGACTCTGTCACCAGTGGTTAGACCGTGGTTGTTGATAGTACAGGTTACAGTTCTTGGGCTAGTAGTACCTGCAATTGTGTATGTACCAGTTTTCGCTGCAGTTGACTCTCGTGTTTGATAGACAAATGTATTTGAGTCAATCTTTAACTCATACTGACAGTTGTATGCAGCAACTGTGATCACGACAAATGCTTGGTTGGGAAGTGCTCCCGTGGTCGTGGCTTTCATTGCTGCAACCTTTTTCTTGTTAAGAACAAAGGTATAGTCATTGAGAGTCAGAAGCTCAATATCCTCAGCTGCTGCCCCAGACAGGTAGGCGTTAGTAGGTATAGTGGTAATTGCACAGTTAGCAATCTCAGCGTCGTATAGTGCTTTTTCAGTGGCTTCGTCGCTTACAGCTGTGTTGTAATTAGTTTGAGCTGTAGTTAGTGCCGTTGTGGCGGTCGTAAGCTGAGCAGCTGTATGAGTTGCAGGGACACCAACCTCTGCTTCGTAAAGCAGAAAACCCTGCTTAGCTATCAGTGGATGCTCATTAGTCCTTTCTTTTGCCAATGCATATCCTGCAGGCAGAGTACTACCAGCTGAGATAACAGTGCCGTTGTTCTTTACAGTGTAAATTCCCAGTGAGTTTTGCAGGATGCCAGATTCAACTACTTGTTGGATGTCGGCGTAAGGGTAGTCATAAGAAACTGAAAATAGATTGGTCACCGTTGCTGTTTGTCCAGCAAGCGTCTCTGCGTAGGTGGCTTCTGCTTCCTGCAGCTCACTAAGCCTTGTAGCAGTAGTTTCTTTTGCAGTGTTATAGTCAAGAAGATACGTCTGTACGTTTGTGTAATTACACGCTGCAGGGACACCAGTATTGGTGCCCATATTGACTTTGCGAGGTTTGCCATCAATAAGGCTCCATACTCGAAAAGTATTGTCAGCATATTGACTAACGTACTTTTCCTGCTCATCTCTCAGGATTGAGAACCAACGTCCAGTAGGCGTTGCTCCATAGAGGTCAGCAAGAAACTTACCGCCAGGTCTCTTCAATAAACCCAAGGCGTAGTCGGGAAAGGCATTGGAGCAATCACGCAGCTGCCCAGGAAACTTCCGGTTATCTGGCTGCTGTGAAATACCTAGTAGAAGGTTTGGAATCCTTTGAGAGATACTCGTCATCGTGCAAGAGCTTTAAAGGGTTGATAGCTGTTGTAGTAATCCTCTCCATCGCGAAAACCAAACATTGTGTAGTCTCCTTGATTGCATTCATATTCCATTGCAGCAGCCCTGGTTGTCAGCTCCTGTTCCTGCAGCAGGATATTCAGCTCCTTATCACCAACCATCTTGGTTGCACACATTCTCGCTGCACGAGCAGTGATGTACGCCTGAATCGCAGGAGGAAGGTCGAGGAAATCAAAGTACCAAACAATATCGACTTTGATTGGATCTTCCCAATTGAATGTATGGTTCAAGCGATCATATAACTTGCCGTTCCTGCGGACCGGATCAAAGTCTGCGTAATGCTCTTGACGGTTTGTATCGATTGACAGGGCGTTAAATGGAAATGGAATCTCACTAGTAGTTGAGTCCGGGGTGAGTTCGTAGTTTCTTTCAGTGTTAAAAGTCCAACCCTCTGCTTGTACCATCTTGCTGACTTCACGCAGCGTATTGAGAACAATCCCAACCTCAGGGTTCTGCAGATCAAGGGTGGTGACAGGTGCCTGCCCCACCGAGCTAAGTATTTGATTTACAGCATCCAGTTCGGTGGACACAGCATAAGTAGGAAAAGACATCTGCCTTATTAAGAGAAAAAAGGGGAACCTTTAATTAGCTCCCCCGTTATTAAAAGATCAAACGTCGGTGATGTTGCACTCGACGCTGGGATAAGCGAGGCGAAGACCCTTGGTCACAGACTTCACAGCGGAGTCAGCAACAGCAGAGCCATAACCCTTGCGGGTCTTTGCCACCGAGATGCGCTGGGCATCAGTGGTGCAAGCACCTTGAGCATTAGAAGCAGCCATGATATACCTCAGTTGGTATAAGAAAGAGAAGCAACCGTACCGGTTACAGCCGAAGCCGTACCAGCAAGTGCAGCGGATACAGTGATCTGATCACCAATCCGATAACCATCACCAGCGTTGCTGCCCACAGTAATTGCGGTCACAACACCAGCAGCAGCAGTCAGGTTGACAGTGAGATCAGAACCATTCCCATCATCGGTAGTGGCAAGGTTCGATTTGGCAGTGGCGCCAGAGCCACCATTACCGGTAAGAGTAATAGTAGCTACAGCACCACCAGCACGACCGAGTTCAATGCCAGGGAATGGATACCAAGTCTCAGTAGCAATCGAGGACTTATACAGCCCAGAAATCTTCTGACGGGTAGCCATTGTTAGTTACCTATCAGGTGGTGGCTTGCAGTTCGATTGCAGCAGCGGGGTTCAGAGTGCCGCAGCCCATAGCCATACGACCGAGGATTACGTCTCCTTGGTAGATCACCGAAACGTCACCACTGGTAACTTGCACTTGGGGACCAACGGCCTCCACAACACCAGCAGCTTCCTTCTGGTAGATCAGACCACAGTGATTGGTGAAGTCACCGCTGTAGTCGTTGTTCTCACCGGTCACAGCAGACACACTGCCAGCCATGAAGGGAAGGTTGTTGGACTTCTTGATGGAGATACCAGCGATCTCATACAGGCCAGAGCCGCTGTTCAGGTTACCCTGAGTACCACCGAAGTCACGGTTGAGGATGTTGCTGTCAACCTGGCTGATCAGAGCCAGATATTGACGAGGAGACAGCACAGCAAAGCGACCTTGCTGGGGCACGTTCTTCTCATCGAGGATAGCGGCGGCTTCGAAGAAACCATCCACCAGAGCCTGGGCGTCATACTGTTTGCCGGTGCCCAGCTTGATCACCGAACCGCCGGGCTCAGGACCAGGAGCGGAGGTGATGGGGTGAGCTTCACGGGCAGCTTTGGCGATCTGACGGAAGATCTTCTTGTCATAAGCCTCAGC